TTATCGTTCTTACTTCATAATGAACATGGTTTTAAACAAGCTCCTCTTGAAGAAATTACTAAAGAAGCTTATGATGCGTTAGTTGCTAGTACAAGATTGATTACCAAAGTGGAAGATGCTTCCTTTGAAGGTGATTTAGAGTGTGTTGGCGGTGCATGTCCCGTTAAATAAGGAAAAGAAAATGATTGATTTAGATACAGTATTTGCAGGATTACAACGACTTGAAGATGTTCTTAACACAGCAGATCAGCTTATGCCTATAGTGTTTAATCGTTGCACTGAAACAGGATTAAGTGCTAAAGACTTAGACCCTATTCAGAGTATGTTGCTTGTTCAAGACTTGATTAAAATAATACAGCCTCTTAACGATAAGTTGTTAGAGCTACAGACGGTAGCGTTCTTTAGAGAACTACAACCACCTAATGCTCCTAACTTTCCTAACCCAGAAGATATTCTGTAATAGTTTCTTAGTAGTTGTACTTTACGACCCTCTTCGGAGGGTCTTTTTACATCAGTAATATGTATAAAAATATTGAAATACTATACATGTTATATATATAATGTAAAGTTAAGGTGAGGGGTTACAAACTCGCCTGCCAATTCGTTGATGCCCTAGTTAGAAAGATGGAAAATCTCTAGGTTCTTGATGCCCTCGTGCCATCTTGACTTATTTAATACCTACTTGCTCTAGTATCCATTTTTGTAATTCTATTACTTGGGCTGTGGTTTCAGCGCATTGTCCAGCAAGAACATTGTAGGCGGTGATAACATCAGTGACGTTGGGGGCTGTGGAAAGTCCTGGCACTTTACTGCTACTGGGGTTGTTCCACAAGCTTGTAGACTTATAATAATTCCTAACAGCACTAAGTTTCGCATCATATTCATCTTGTATTCCTTTTGTAGCTAGTTGTTGTTGTTTATTAATAGATTCTACTTTTGCTTCTTGTTCTTTGGCAAGTAGTTCGGTACTTTGTTTAAGCGATAAATATTTACTATTGCCAATATGATACCCAAAGTAAAAAGCGCCGCATAAAACCACAGTAATAAGTCCAATTTTGACATAAGTTAATATTGATAAAGGAAACATTATCTTTCTTCCAATGGTTTAGTTGTTGTAGCTCTTAAATAAGAAATAATAATACCAATAACAAACATAGAAATACTGTAAACTTTAGGGTCTAGTAAATCTTGAATGTAAGAAGAGTTATCTGAGATAGCACCAAGCAAAAACAATGCTCCAGAAAACCACATAGTTCTTGAACGAAATAAACCATGTAATTTCTGTTTCATTACATTTTCTTTTTAGTAGATACTTTGCCTTTAGGCTTAATTTTAGATTTACCTGCCTTAGACAAAGCAATTGCTACTGCTTGTTTTTGCGGTTTTCCTTCTTTTACAGAAGTAGAAATGTTTTTAGATATTGTTTTTTTAGAACTACCTGTTTTTAATGGCATAATTATTCCCTATATGTTCCGTGTTCAAAACAAGCTTGTTCAGCAAGCCTGCGTAGTTTAATACCTTCATTAGGCCTACCACCAGCCATAGACCACTTAGGAAACTCCTGTGCAGCAGCTTCCATATTTCCTTTTTGTAAAAACTGAAATAAGCTAGATCGTTTAAAAGCACCACAGCCTAAATTAAATACAAAAGATACTAAAGCATCAAATTGATTTTGGTTAATCTCCGCATTTGCGGAGTTTACACAGTTTTCAGCAAGGTGCAAATCATTTACTAATAGCTGTGTAGCTTGTCCCATAGTAATAGGGCTTCCTACTACACAGCCATCATTAGGAATAATCATATGACCATAACCAACAGTCATCTTACCAACACCGTCGTTATAAGGCATTGTACGAAAGCCTTCAAAGTGTTTAATTTGTTCAATGCCTTTGTCTGATGTTTTCATAATTAAGGTGTATTGGTTGCAATTAAAAATCCTTCGACTTGAATACCAACGTTTGCGGTACTAGAAGGTGTGTTTGCTTGAAATTGAATATCTGTAGTTGCAGAATAAGGAAAAGGTGCAATTCTGGTTATACCAAAGTTATTTGCAAAAGGTGTAGTAAGAACTGTATTAACAATTCCAGAGGAAGAAAAGGTTTGAACTCTATAAGTACAGTAAGAACTAGATAAGTTACCCACTTGATTTGAGGCAATATTTATTCTTGTTAAATAAAACGTATATCCATTAGGAACTGTATAAATACTCATTTGATTACGACCAGCACCTATTGCAATTACAGCATATTGAGTTGTAGTTAAAGTTGAAGAAGGGCCAATAGCTACAGTTCCTACTGGGTTTACTGTTCCAACAACTATTAAATTTTGTATTCTTAAATAACTAAGAGTAGTAACTTTATGCGTTGTACCTGTTAATGTAATTGTTTCTGAAATAGGATTATAACTGCTATCTAATCCATTAACTAAAATTTGTACCGCAGTATCTGAACTAGAAGAACTCCAAAGATATTGCACAGCAGCTACTGTAGGGTAAGCTGGATATGCAGTAGCATTTTCCCAAATGGGGATAAAGGTAGTTCCTATAGAGGCTTGATAAGCAAACAAGTCTGCTCTTGTGACCCCAGTTACTAAATTACGAGAAGACTGTAAATAAGTTGGTAATGCAATACTTACTTCATTGTTTGGTTGAAAAACAGCAGGAATAGTAGTTATTGTCATACAGCTTCTCCTCCACTAGCAGTAATTGTAACGGAAGTTGCTGCAGAAGCCTTAACCTGAATAGTATCTCCAGTGTTAAGAATTTGAGTGCCTTGCCATTGAATGGTTTGTTTAGCAGCTATTGGTTGTTGATAAAACAGTGCATTAGATACACCTGCCGTTCCAGCAGACGGTACTAAATACACATCAAATGTAACTCCAGAACCATCTGTGTTAATAATATCAATATCTTTAACAAAAGTGCGAGTAGAAGCTGGAACAGTATACAAAGTTGTAGCCCCTGTAGTCATTACAGTTTGACCTAATTTTATAGGAGTAATATTTTGATATGTCATTTAAAAACTCATCCAAGTTAATACAGCATTAGATTGTAATGCACTAATTTCAGGACTAGATAATGAAGTAAAGTTACCTGTAGAAGGGGTTACATTGCCAATAGGTGTACCGTTGATAGTACCACCAGTGATACCTACACCAGAAGCAGTACCACCAGTGATAGCTACACCAGTAGCAGTACCACCAGTGATAGCTACGTTATCGCTATTCTGTACACCCATAGAACCAATACCAAGGTTAGACCTAGCACCTACGGCAGTTGACGAACCAGTACCACCTTGAGCAATAGTCCACACTACACCACCACCTTGAGCAGCTTGGATGTAGTTACCTAAGTTACGAAACCAATCACGCCAAGGATGATTTTCACCAATTTGGTCTTGTGGTATTGGAGGTAGTTGAACAGCCATTATCGACCATCCTCTACTTCAGTAGCGTAACCACATCCTTGCAAGTCATCAAGACACTTCTGAACCTTCTCACCAATGTCCGTCCGATAAGCAATACTATTTGGAATCTCAATCTTCTTCTTAATCTTACCGTAGACAGAATCACGAGCTTTCTCTATAGAGTCACCTAAGCCTACAACAGTACATACATAGTCACCAGCAGTAACAAACATAGGTACATTTTCTTTAAGGTCTCCATCAATCATTGCAGGGCCTTTGCCCCACTGAACTTCACAAAGATGCACATCATTAATTGCGTCTTCCATTGTCAATCCCCATATAGGATAACCAGAGTTCTCTTTCTTAGTTAAACGACTATAAGGATAATCAGGAATAGTAACTACAACACCACAAGCAATCTTGTCTGATACTCTTAAAGTGTCTTTACCATCTATAAGGTCTAACATCCATTGAGCAGGGTCACCACGATGTAAAGACATTTGAATGTTAAATAAAGGCCAACCAGGACGAGTAGTAAACTCTAAAGGCCATGCTTTACCATTCTTGTCGACGATACAGTTAACGTCGATGTAGCCTGTGTAGCCAATACCATGAAGCATGTCTTCTAATGGCTTTAGCATCTCATTAGCTAACTTAGAGTATTTAGTGTAGCGAACAATAGTACCTTGTTCTCCAGTAGTGACACCTAGTTCACCATCCATTAGCTTCTTATGTTCCCAAGACTCACAGAAGTATTTAGAGAAACCACAAGCACCGAACCAACCACCGACACCAAACTCAATGCCTGGCCGAAACTCTTGAAGGATAAACTTACCTTTAAAGGACTTCTTTTTCTTCCAATAGCCAAGCATATAAGTCATATCAGCAGCAGACTTAGCTACATAGGATAAAGTCTTATCTCCATCACCAATAGGCTTAGACACAAAGCGTCTAGGGTTTTCTTTAACATAA